ATATATAAAAGATATTAAAAAACAATTTCCTGGTTTACAAATTGCTTATGATCACCCAGCCGGTTATGCGGCTTTAAAAAGTCAAAACATAAATAATTTTTTAAATATTACACCTATTGCAAATGATATTAATATTTTTAAAGGAAACTTTGATACAAAATCAAAAAATAATTTAGTTGCCATGGAAAAGGCTTTAAAAAATGGAGATATGACTACTTATAAGTCTTTATTAAAGGATCAAAGAAAACTTGAAAAACTTTGGAGCAATTTAACAGGAGGACAATCTACTTTAGGTAAGATTAGGCTTGGAAAAGTAATAGATTATGGAACTGGAAATATATTAGAAGATCAAAAAAGTTTTGCCGATGAGTTTAAAAATAATATTAAAATTAGAGAAAATATTTCTAAAAACTTAACAGATAAAAATATAAAAATAATGAATGAAGTTTTTCCAGGTGGTAAATATTATAAAACAAAAATGTTAGAAAGCGCTAAAAAAATAACTTCGCCTGACCTTGTAAATAGAGATAAACAAATTAAAGAAGTAATTCAAAAAGAAACAGCTAATAATTTAAGCAAAGCAGGTTTTAGATGTGATAAAGCAAACGGAGGGGTTTGTGATAATCCAAGAGCTTATAGAAAATCAATTCAAGAAACTATGGAAAAAGCATCTAAAGGAGACAACGCTGCGGTTAGAAAAATTCAAAATTTAGGAAAAACAATGAACAAACTTACAAAAGCCGCTAGACTCACAGGTTGGGGTCTATTAACTGAAGCAGGTTTTGCTGCACCCTTTGCTTTTTTAGACTATGCAAAAGGGGCAAACAAAGATGAAATTATTTCTAATGCTACATTTGGAATATTTGGTAAATCAATAGACGAACAATTACGAGAACAAAATCCTGGTTATGGACAAGCAGCAGATTTACAAAAAGCATATGAAAAAGAATTACAAATGGAACAAGATATAAAAGACCAAATAGGTGGCTACCGAGGCCTTGCTGAAAATAGAAGGATGATCGGAGATGTAAGAGATGCAACAGACAAAGCTTTAGAGCCATTTTTAATGCCCACACCTCATTTAGAAAGTGGAAGATATTTTGATCCGCTTAAAGTTGAAAAAAACCTTGAATACACTGCTGATATTTTAAAAGATTTTTTAGACAAAAAAGAAGAAAAATCAAAACAAAGAGGTATATTACTACCATCAACAGGTTTAGAAGCAGTTGAGTTGGCAGGTGGTGGAATAGCTAGTTTACCCGGCGTAAGACAAGGACCTGCGCCTTTATCTGGGCCACTTCCAGATGGGTTGCCTTTTGTCCCTAACCGTGTTACAAAAATATAGGAGATTTAAATGGCAGAAATAGATAAAACTCTCCCAAATGTAAAACAACCAGGTGAAGTCGTAAACGAGACTGAAGCTAATGTTAACATTGTGGAGGAAACACCAAAAGGTCCAGTAGAAATTACTGAAGACGAAACAGGCGCAACAATTGATTTTGATCCAACAGCAATGCCACTTCCTGAAAGTGGGGATCACTACGCTAACTTAGCAGATTTATTACCAGAAGACATTACAGATCCATTAGGTAGTCAATTACAAACTGATTACATGGAATATAAAATGTCGAGAAAAGATTGGGAAAGAGCTTACATTGTTGGTTTAGATTTATTAGGATTTAAATATGAAAACAGAACTCAACCTTTCCAAGGAGCTTCAGGTGCAACACACCCAGTTCTTGCAGAAGCTGTTACACAATTTCAAGCATTAGCTTACAAAGAATTACTTCCTGCAGATGGACCAGTAAGAACACAAGTTATGGGTGTATCTACACCTATGAAAGAGATGCAATCTCAACGTGTTAAAAATTTTATGAACTATCAACTTATGGATCAAATGAAAGAATATGAACCTGAGTTTGATCAAATGTTATTTTATTTACCTCTTGCAGGTTCTACATTTAAAAAAGTTTATTACGACGATTTATTGGGACGAGCAGTCTCCAAGTTTGTACCAGCGGATGACTTAGTAGTTCCGTACACGGCAACCTCATTAGACGATGCGGAGTCTGTCATCCACGTACTAAAAATTTCTGAAAATGATTTAAGAAAACAACAAGTTGCTGGTTTTTATTCTGATATTGAATTAGCAAAACCAAATAACACTATTACCAATGAGTTAGAAGAAAAAGAGAGAGAAGTAGAAGGTCTTACAAAATCCCAAAGAGTCGAACCTTTGTACACACTTCTAGAATGCCACGTTAATCTAGATTTAGAAGGTTTCGAAGATGTTGGTCCCGACGGAGAACCAACTGGAATAAAATTACCTTACGTCGTTACAATCGAAGAAGGTAGTAGGAAAGTTTTGTCTATTAGACGAAACTTTGCGCCCAATGATCCAAAGAAAAATAAAATCCAATATTTTGTCCACTTCAAATTTCTGCCAGGACTAGGATTTTATGGCTTAGGATTAATACACATGATTGGCGGATTGAGCCGTACTGCAACAGCGGCTCTCCGTCAATTATTAGACGCTGGAACATTATCCAACCTACCCGCGGGATTTAAGCAAAGAGGTGTCAGAGTAAAAGATGATGCCGCAAATATACAACCAGGTGAATTTAAAGATGTTGACACTCCTGGTGGTAATCTAAAAGATGCTTTCGTATTCTTACCTTACAAAGAACCATCGGCTACATTATTGCAATTGATGGGAATTGTAGTTCAAGCAGGACAAAGATTCGCGTCCATTGCTGACATGCAGGTTGGGGACGGGAATCAACAGGCCGCTGTTGGTACAACCGTAGCTCTTTTAGAACGTGGTTCAAGAGTAATGTCAGCAATCCATAAAAGACTTTACGTAGGTCTTAAACAAGAATTTAAATTACTAGCTAATATTTTTAAAACTTATTTACCACCAGAATATCCTTACGATGTTCCAGGTGGACAAAGAAATATTAAAGTTGCAGACTTTGATGACAGAGTAGATATTTTACCTGTTGCTGATCCAAATATATTTTCTATGTCACAAAGAGTGACTATGGCACAAACACAATTACAATTAGCACAGACTAATCCACAAATGCATAACATGTATCAAGCGTACAGAAATATGTATGCAGCGATTGGTGTAAAAGATATTGATAGAATATTACCCCCACCGCCGCCAAATCAACCAAAAGATCCAGCAATCGAACACATTGATGCGTTAGGTATGAAACCTTTTCAAGCGTTTCCAGGACAAGATCACAGAGCACACATTACAGCTCACTTAAATTTTATGGCAACTAATTTTGTAAGAAACAATCCTAGTGTTACAGCAGCGTTAGAAAAAAACGTTTTAGAACACATAAGTCTAATGGCACAAGAACAAGTGCAATTAGAGTTTCCACAAGAAATGCAAATGTTACCACAACTACAACAACAAGCTGTTGGTAATCCACAAGCACAACAACAACTACAACAGATAGCACAGAAGATAGAAGCTAGAAAAGCTGTATTGATTGCAGACATGACTGAAGAGTTTATGAAGGAAGAAAAACAAATTACATCTCAATTTGATCACGATCCACTACTTAAATTAAAACAAAGAGAAGTAGATTTAAAAGCTATGGAAGAAGAACGTAAAATCAAAGAACAAGAAGATAGAATTAATTTAGAAAAATCTAAGATGTTGCAAAACAGACAGATTACAGATGACAAGCTAGAACAGAATGAAGATCTAGCAAATTTAAGAGCTGATACAGCTATTGAAAAATCGTTGATATCTGCTGATGTCAAACTGGCTTCAGACAAAATGAAGGCTAAAGATGTAAAGGTCTTGAAAGGCCCTAAATCATAGTATATAGAAACGTATAGGAGAAAATATGGCAAAAGAAGGTAAAGGAATTAACTTCCAACAGTTCGTTAACAAAGACGGCTTATCTAAAGGCGGAGTTGAGATTCAAGTTGCACCTCAAAACTTAGAGATGGACCCAAGAGGAAAATCAAGTTTTAGAGCAAGAGGATCTTACATTGCAACTGGAGATAAAGCTGAAGTTAGAGGAACTAAAAGAATGTTAGCCGATAAGAAAAAAACAGCTAAGTGGTACTAGTATGTGGTTGTCGGCAATTAAATTAGCCGTTTCTGCTGGAAGTAAAATTTATGCTAACAAGCAGAAAACGAAGATGGCTATGTCAGAAGCACAGCTTATGCATGCCTCTCGTATGGCCGAAGGTAAAGAAGCTTACCAGGGCAAATTATTAGAAGCTCGTCAATCAGACTGGAAGGACGAGGCCGTTCTTATAATTCTCAGTTTGCCCGTGGTAATTTTGGCTTGGGCAGTTGTATCAGACGATCCGGGAGCCATGGACAAAGTAAAATTATTCTTTGACATGTTCTCTCAGCTTCCATCATGGTTCACAAATCTTTGGATCTTGGTTGTAGCAAGTATTTATGGTATAAAGGGAACTCAAATTTTTAGAAATGGAGGAAAAAAATGAGAAATGATTATGGAACAAGACCTTACAAATCTAGGTTCGGTGGCAAAGCTGCAATGAAAAAAGGTGGCAGAGCTAAGAAGCAAGGATACAATGATAGACTTGATGAATCTTTAGGAGCTAGACGTGGAAAGAAATCTCAATCTATGAAAGCTAGAAGAGATGAATCTAAAGGTATGGAAAAATCTATGGGACGTAGAGCTTACGCAGCTGTTAAGACTATGGATAAAAATAAAAGGAAAAAATAATGGGATCCGTAGTAGGAGCAGCATTAAGAGGATTTGGTAGAGCTTTAAAAGGTAAATCTAAATCTAATTTTATTAAAGATAAATCTGGAACTATTGTAGGCGTTAAACCTGGATCAGGTAATGTGCCTAAACACGTTGGTGCAGGAAAAAATTTAAAAGATAGAGCACGGATAGTTAAAACTAATGAACGAGTTAAAATTATTGATAGAATAGATGCAGCTGAAAAAAAAGTTAAAGAAGGAACTCAAGAGCTTAAAAAATTAAGAACAACCGGAATGACTGGAAAACCTTATTTTAAAAGAGGAAGAAAAAAATATTTTCCAAAAGAAGAAGGTAAACTAGCACATAAGATTAGGAAGAAAAATGACTAAAACAGTTTTTGATTTAATGCATGTTCCAGGATATGGTATGCCAGCCGGTCGTAACAAATTTGGTTATCCAACTGGTGGAGATAAAGTAAACATGAGAAAAGGTGGTCGTATTGGACGATCAAGTAGAAAAATTAATAAAAAAAGAAAAGGAAAATAATATGCCTAATACTAGAAGAATGAATAGACTTGAGGAACTTGGAAGAGTAGATGCTGAAAAAGCAAGAACTCGAAAAGGTAAAAGAAATTTAAAAGACGAAAAAAGAAGACTTGTCAGAGAATTAAAAGCTAAAGGTGGTAAAACTAAAAAATCTTTTCCTGATTTAACAGGCGATGGTAAAGTTACTAGAGCTGATGTTTTAAAAGGTAGAGGTGTGTTTGCAAAAGGTAATATGGTTAGAAGAATTAAAGGCGCTGGACCAGACATGGGTCGTAGACCTAGAAAAAGAGGAAACCCGGCTGTAATAGAACCAGCACCAAGAAAAAGAATGCCTCAAATGCAAGCAAAACCAAGAAAAAAAATGAATGACAAATCATCTCCAGGGATACCTGTTAGAGATAAATTTGGAAGTGGAGGAGTAGCAATGCGTGGAAGAGGTTGTGAAATTAAATAATGATTAAAAAAATTAAAGAATTCATTTGTAAACTTTTTAATATTAAATCATGTAAATGTGATGATATAAAAGTTTCACGTGAAAAACCTGATGTGCTTCAAGTTTTAACACATCAAGCAAAACAACACTGTGACAGTCACAAAAGATTTATAAAATCTTGTAAAGACTGCATAGCAATAATAGCATAAAGGAGAAAATATGAAAAAAGGTTATCATAAAACTAAAGACGGACGTACAGTTAAAAAAGGTTTGTACTACTACATGAATAGAGCCAAAAAAAGAGGCACTAGCAAACCAGGTAAAGGAACTGTAACGGACAAAGCATTAAGAAGATCAGCCAAAACAGCAAAGAAAAAATAATGGCTGAAAATCCTATAAGAAGAACCACTGGTAAAGGTGGTAATTATAGAAAAACTAAATCTGGAGCTGGAATGACAGCGAAAGGTGTAAGAGCTTACAGGGCTGCAAACCCTGGAAGTAAATTAAAAACAGCCGTGACTGGTAAAGTGAAACCGGGATCAAAAGCTGCAAATCGACGTAAGTCGTACTGTGCAAGAAGCGCAGGCCAACTCAGACGATCATCTGCAAAAACACGTAACGATCCTAATTCTCGAATCAGACAAGCACGGAGAAGATGGAAATGTTAAATGGAACCAGAACAAATACTAAATAGTTTAAAAAGAGCAATCAAACGTAGAACAGAACAACTGGCAATTTCGGTAACGTCCGGAGGGGTTGACAGTATGGAAACATATAAGTATATAATAGGACAAATAAATGCATTGGAATCAGTGCAACAGGAAATCTCTAACCTGCAACAAGATAAGGAGCAAAATGAAGGAACAATCATCAACCTCAACAGCAAAAATAATAACACCAAATAAAGAATTAATTGGTGTAAAAAAATCAGAGAAAAAAGAAGTTACAAACGAAAAAGCAAAACTCCCTCAACCAACAGGATGGAGACTTTTAGTTTTACCATTTAGAATGAGTGAAAAAACTAAAGGCGGAGTTTTACTTGGACAAGATACAATAGAACGTCAACAGGTAGCATCGCAATGTGGAAATGTTTTAGCAATGGGTCCGCATTGTTATAACGACAAGGAAAGATATCCTGATGGTCCATGGTGCAAAGTTGGCGATTGGGTAGTGTTCGCGCGTTACGCGGGATCACGTATAGAAATTGAGGGTGGAGAAGTTCGTCTTCTTAATGAAGATGAAATTTTAGCAACAGTCAAGAATCCAGAGGATATCTTGCATAAATACTAACATAGGAGGAAACTATGCCAGAAGAGGAAAAGAAAAAACCTAGTGAAAAACTAGTCGATATAGATACATCAGGCCCAGAGGTTGATGTAGCTGTAGAAGAAACAAAAGAGGAAGTAGTTCAAGAAACTGCTCCAGAAACAAAGGAACAAGAAACACAAAAAGAAGAAACAAAGAAAGAAGAAGATTCTAAATTAGAAGATTACAGTAAAGGAGTTCAATCACGTATTGCTAAACTTACTCGAAAGATGAGAGAAGCAGAACGTAGAGAGGCTGCAGCTGTAGAATATGCTCAAGCTGTCGAAAAGAAAAGACAAGCTGATCAAGAAAGATTTTCTAAAATAGATTCTGATTATAATAAAAGATTTGAAGAAAATCTTAAAACTGGAATGGATGCTGCGCAAAAAGAACTTGCGATGGCTATCGAAGCCGGTGATGCTGCAGCGCAAGTTACAGCAAATAAAAGAATTGCTGAATTAGCATTTGAAAATGCAAAATTACAGCAAAGACAACAAACGCCAGTTGAACAGAGTGAGTCTGTTAAACTGTCTGATGGTGGTAGTCTACCAAAAGAAACACCAAGATCATTACCTGAAGCAGATCCTATGGCAGAGTCATGGGCAGCTAAAAATGAATGGTTCGGTCAAGATAGAGCTATGACTTTTACTGCTTTTGAAATCCATAAAGATTTAGTAGAAAAAGAAGGTTATGATCCTAAGTCTGGTGAATATTATGAAGAAATAGACAAACGTATAAGAGTTGACTTTCCGCATAAATTTGGTAATACTGAAACAAAGCAAACGTCCAAGCCCGTTCAGTCGGTCGCTTCAGCTAATAGAAGTGTAAAACAAGGACGCAAACAAGTGAGACTCACATCGTCTCAAGTCGCAATAGCGAAAAAATTAGGTGTGCCACTAGAAGAGTATGCTAAACAATTAAAACTCACGGAAGGAGCATAAAATGGAAAATAAAAATAAAACTTCACGTGCGGCTAGTACTAGGGAGAAAACTGAACGACCTAAACAGTATAAGCCACCTTCATCTCTTGATGCACCGCCAGCGCCAGATGGCTTTAGGCACAGATGGATTAGAGCTGAATCAATGGGTTTCAATGATTCCAAGAATATTCATGGAAGATTGAGATCTGGATATGAGTTAGTGAGAGCTGACGAATATGAAGATTCTTCTTATCCGGTTGTGACCGACGGTAAATTCGCTGGAGTCATAGGAGTAGGAGGCCTTGTCTTGGCAAGGATACCCGAAGAACTCGCGCAGGCTCGGATGGACTATCAGAGAAAACAAACTGAAGGTCAAGATGAGTCAGTCGAAACCGACTTGCTTAGGGATCAAGATAAAAGAATGCCTATCAAAGTTGATAGGAATTCAAAGCACACTTTCGGTGGTACAAAGAAGTAATTCTCAAACTATCGTTAGTTAATATCAACCGTGCTGGAGGCTTTCTTCGGAAGGCAGGCACATTAGGAGTAAACTATGGCAAATAGAAACACGACTGGATTTGGTCTTATTGCTCAGGGAACGCTCGGTTCTACCGATCAATCTCAGGGTCAAGGTAAGTACTACATCCAAGCTAACTATGCTACGTCATTATTTCAAGGCACAGCTGTTAATCAGACTGGCGGATATATAATTACGGCACAGGCAGCTATCACTAATACTTGTATTGGTGTTTTAAATGGTGTGTTCTACAACGCGGCAACTACAGAGAAGCCGACGTTTCAGAACTACTATTCACAAGTTACTCCAGCCAACTCTGAAAACATCACAGCGTTTGTAATAGACAATCCACATCAACTTTATGTTGGTTGTATTGATACAGCTATACCTATAGCAAATATGGGTAAAACGTTTGGAATGTCGACTACTACTGGTTCAACAACTAGTGGTCAGTCAACAAACAAAATGTTGTTAGCAGGGGCTCACGCTACAAATAATACTTGGAGAACTGTAAGAATAGCAGAAGATCCTGAAAACGAAGATATTACAACAGCAAACTGTTCTGTTGTTTTCGTTCAGAATCTTAACCAGTATAATAACGGCGTGACAATGAGTTAATAGGAGCAAATAGACATGGCAATATCACGAGCACAACTAGTTAAAGAACTAGAACCAGGCCTAAATGCACTATTTGGGCTGGAGTACAAACGGTATGACAATGAGTCATCCGAGATCTACGTTACAGAATCAAGTGACAGGGCTTTCGAAGAGGAAGTTATGTTATCTGGTTTCGCTAACGCCGATGTAAAAGCAGAAGGTCAAAGTGTAGCATTTGATGATGCACAAGAGACTTACACTGCTCGTTACACTATGGAAACAATTGCATTAGCATTTGCAATCACAGAAGAAGCAATAGAGGACAACCTTTATGACAGACTTTCTTCTAGATATACAAAAGCTTTAGCAAGATCCATGAGCAATGCTAAACAAGTTAAAGCAGCTTCACCATTGAACAATGGTCTACCGTCAATAACGGGAGCATCTACGTTCAAATCAGGTGATGGCTCTAACTTACTAGCTACAGACCACGCGACTATCGCTGGAACTGTATCTAATACTTTAGCAACTCAAGCTGACTTAAACGAAACTTCATTAGAACAAGCATTGATTGATATCGCTGCTATGACTGATGAGAGAGGTTTAAGAATTGCAGCTAAAGGAGTTAAAATGATAATTCCTTCTGCAAATCAGTTCAACGCTGAAAGACTTATGAAGTCACAGGGTAGAACTCAGACAGCTGATAATGACATCAATGCAATCAACAGTATGGGAATGATTCCTCAAGGTTATAGAATAAATCATTTCTTAACTGACCCTGATTCATTTTACATTATCACGGACGTTCCAAATGGTATGAAACACTTTGAAAGAACTCCATTGACAACTTCAATGGAAGGTGATTTTAATACTGGTAACGTAAGATACAAAGCTAGAGAAAGATACGTCTTCGGCGTATCTGACTATAGAGGTATCTTCGGTTGCGAAGGTGCGTAATCTAAACTAATTTTGTGGCGGTCTAAAAACCGCCACAATCTCAAAATAATGGTGAGAAACATGAGAAAATTTCTAGTAAATATATATGCATATCAACATCACGCAGAATTCGAAGTTCTGGCTGAAGACAATGTAGAATCTATTGAAAATTCAATAGTTGACAAGTTGGGAGAAAAGAGTATAAAGTGGGAGTATCTTGGAGAAATGAACGATCCCAGGGTAAAACGAATAACCTATGAGGAGGTTATAAATGGAGATGCAAACACATCTGACAGACCTTTACAAACAGAAAAAGGTACTGGATCTAGAATGGGAGCAGGAGCATCTTAGTGAGGGTAGATATACTCTCAATATGGTTAGAATTGACAGAAAAGTCAGAGAAGTTCTAAGTCATATTAAAATGGCAGAAGCAAGAAAAGCGCATCTGCAAAATAAGATAGACGAAGCTGCCCCACAAGTTTCTGTAGCTACTTAATAAAAAGCTACATCGTTGGAAAAAACCAATCCACATTACAGGCTCTCTTGCGCTCTAGTTAAATCTAGTATATAGTTTTATTACTATACAATTAATTAGAATACTGACGCGTATAGTCGACGGCCTAGAGACAGTATTCAGAAAACTAGGAGGATATAATTATGGCAAACACTACTTTTAATGGTCCAGTTCGTTCGGAGAATGGATTTGACTTAGTAAAGTTTAACGCAACAACTGGTGCAACAACTACTGATATTGGTTTAGAAGTATTTGAACAATCTGTTACAGTCGCAAATGGTGCAACTACAGGAACTTCAACTGCTACAATGCCAACTAACTTTATTGTGCTTTCAGCAGTCGTAGTTGTAACTACAGCCGCAACAAATGGAGTTTATTTGACGGACGTAGGAACAGCAACTGACCCTGATGCATATTTAGATGGTATGGGCACAGTTATTGCTATTAACTCTGCAGGATTCAAAGGACACTTTGCATCGAACGGAGCAGGTGGTATCGTTGCTCTTGGTGGAGCTACAGCAGCAGCTACAGCAGCACCAGCTACTTTAACACTTACTGTTAATTCAGACCCAGGAAGCGATACAGTTTTCAAAGTAAAATTACTTGGATTCTCTTCAACTTCTGATACTGAGTAATAAATAAATTAGTGTGGGCTTCGGCCCACACAAATTTTAAGGAGAAAATATATGTCATCTATTTCAAAAGTTAGACAAAGCATAGTTTTAACTACGAGCGGACAACTTCAAAAATTAAACACCAGCACTGGTGCTGCAATGAATATTACTAAAGCTCAAGTTATGACTGTTTATGGACAATCTTCAAATTCAGATGCTGAAATAAAAATTTATAATGAAATTGGTTCTGGTGCTACAGGAAAAAAATTAATTTTTCATGGTAAGTTTGGAACAGCAGCTAATGAAGTTCAAGAGTTTAAATTACCGGGTGTTGGTATTTATGCTGACACAGGTTGTTATGTTGTTTTGACTAATGTTGATTTTTGTTACGTAGTTGGAACATTTTAAGGGAGTAACTAATGGCGAACACATCATCCTCGTCTTACTCTTTTGATCAAGATTTTTCTATTGATGAAATTATTGCTGACGCTTACGAACGTATTGGTTTAGTAGGATCAGCAGGTCATCAAATTAAAACTGCTAGAAGATCACTTAACATTCTTTTTCAAGAATGGGGCAACCGAGGAATACATTTTTGGGAAGTTGGAAATACTAATATTAATTTAGTAGAAGGATCGTCAAGTAATATTGATGCCACTGCTGAAGGATCTGGTATTTATACTTTTTATAGAAATTCTACTGATATACCTGGAGGTGGAGAACCACCACAAGCAACAACTGTGCCTACTGCAAGCATTTACGGTATTACAGATATTTTAAATTGTTCATATAGACAAAATTACAATAACAATAACCAATCAGACATTGGTTTAACAAAAGTTGCTAGAGATTCATATGCTGGAACAGCAAACAAAACTTCACTTGGAACACCATCACAATTTTGGGTTCAAAGATTTATTGATAAAGTTACAATAACTATTTACCCCTTACCCAACTCAACAGCAGCTAGTAATTTTTTAAATGTTTATTATGTAAAAAGAATTCAAGACGCAGGAGCTTACACTAATGCAAGTGACGCTCCTTATAGATTTATACCTTGTATGGTAGCTGGATTAGCATTTTATTTATCTCAAAAATTTGCACCACAAAGAACACAAGAAATGAAATTATTATATGAAGATGAATTAGCAAGAGCATTAGCGGAGGATGGATCAGCGGCAAGTACGTATATTACACCGAAAACTTATTATCCAAATATATAATGACTATTATAACTAAAGGAATGGGAGCTATAATTAAACTAAAAAAACTTAGACCTGTAGGAAAAAAAGCAAGAAAAGAAAGACTTGAATATTTAAAAGGTCAAAGAAATATTTATAAAAAAGATCCTACTGGAAAAAAAGATAAAATTATAAAATCTATGAATGAAAATTTAAAAAAGAAAAAACGTAGTGCTAGTCCATCCGAGGTTGATCATTACAACAAAGTAATGACATCAGATTTTGAAAAAAAGACAGGGCCTTTTTTTAAAGGTAAAAAATAATGGCCGGAATAGGAGCAGCAATAAAAGGAATTGGTAAAGCGGTTTTAAAAAATAAAATTAAACGCGTTAAAAAAACTCCTAACGAACAGTTTAAAAATATTACCGTAAAAAGAAAAAAAATAAAAGATGACAGACGACCAGGTAAAATGAAAACTGTTGATGACACAACTCCAGTAAAAGGAAAACAAGGTAAAAAAAATTTAATTAATTCTTTAAGAAGATACGATAGAGCTCATCGAGAAATGCAAATTGGTAGATACGAAGGATTAAGAGGCGTTAAGGAAGGTAAAAAATAATGGCAAGATTTTCTAAAGGTAGAAGAGCACTTGCAATATCAGATAGATCTGGTGCAGCATTTCCTTATGATGAAATGGTGCAAGAATGGACTGGTGCATGGGTGCATCAATCTGAGTTTGAACCTAAACAACCACAATTACAACCTAGACCGGTAGCAGCAGATCCACAAGCTTTAAAACATGCACGACCAGCAAGAACAGAATTTCCTGTTAGAGATTTATTACCTAATAATCCATTTACAGTTACAGGTGGATCTCCAACAGTTAATTTTAGCACGGGAGATGCAAAAATAAATGAAGGTTATGTTTCTACTACGTATGCAAGATTTCAATCTGTTAAAGAAATAGTTGGAGGAGTTGCTATTTCTACTTTACAGTTAGAAACTACATTAAACGGAAACATAAGTAATTCTGCCACAACAATTGTTTTAACAGATGCAACTGAGTTTCCAACCTCTGGTTTTATCATGATAGAAAAAATTGATACTACTCCAAACACAACTAATTATGGAAAATATTTAAATGAAGTAATTCAATACACAGGTAAAGCTGGTAACAATTTGACAGGATGTACACGTGGAACATCTGCTCCTTTTAGAGGTATAACTCCAGCTAGCACTGCAGCAACAAGTCATGATTCAGGAGCAAAAGTTTATGGAAGTTATTTATTAACTCCCCAAGCAACTAATAATGTTCCTACAGGAGCACAACCAACAACGGTTACAAAATATTACAGTATAAATTTTACTTTAGTATCAAATGCAAGTACAACAGCAACTGGAGGCGGTTTTCAATGTACAATTGGACCGGTTAATGATAGAGCTTAATTATGGCATATAGTTATTCAGATTTAACAACAGATATTAGAAACTACACAGAAGTAGATAGTAATGTTCTTACTGCTGCTATTATAAATGGATTTCTTCGTAATGCTGAACATAGAATTAATTTAGATTGTCCAATGGATTCTGATAGAGTCCAAGCAGAAGCACAATTTGCAACAGATTTTAATACTATTACAATGCCAACAGGAACATTGTTTGTTAGAGGTATAGCGGTATATAATTCTACTACTGCTGTAACAGGACCTGCTCAATGGTTAGAAAAAAGAGATCAAACTTTTATTTCAGAATATGTTGGCGAGTTAACTGGTCCTGAAGGAGGATCAGCGGGACAAGATACTACAGGACTTCCTAAATATTATGCTATGTTTGGAGGTGCAACTACGGGAACTAGCACTGCTACATCTGGAGCTATTTATGTGGCTCCTACACCAGATGCTAATTATAAATATATTATTCATTATAATGCTTTACCCACTGGTTTAGAGACTAATACCGGAGGAACATATATTAGTAATTATTTTCCTCAAGGTTTACTATATGCGTGTTTAGTAGAAGCTTATGGGTTTTTAAAAGGCCCTATGGATATGTTGACATTCTATGAAAATAAATATAAACAAGAGCTACAAAAGTTTGCAGCGATGCAAATTGGTAGACGTAGAAGAGATGACTATACTGACGGCACTGTTCGTATACCAATTGAATCTGCAAATCAATAATTAGGAGTAAAGTATGACAATAACATCGGCGATTTGTAATAGCTTTAAGCAAGAAATTTTAGTGGGAACCCACAATTTTACAAACTCTTCAGGAAACACATTTAAGATAGCTTTATATTCAAGTAACTCAGCAACTTTAAGTAAATCAACAACAGCTTATACTGCACCAGCAGATGCTACTGCTGATCCAACAAATACGTATGAAGTAACAACAACTTCTTCAGGTTATACAGGTGGTGGAAATACTTTAACAAGTACTACTCCAGTTTTATCAGGTGATACGGCTTGTTGTAAGTTTGCAGATACAAGTTGGGGTTCATCAGCTTCTTTTACTGCAAGAGGATGTTTAATTTATAATTCTTCTCAGTCAAACAAAGCAGTATGCGCAATTAACTTTGGTTCAGACAAAACTGTTACTAGCGGAACTTTTACAATTCAGTTCCCAGCTCAAACAGCAGGAAACGCAATCATTCAGATAGCATAAGGAGAACGTCCTTATGTCGATAGCTCAGACATTCACCGTAACAGTCGCTGGTGGTAAATACTATATTGATGGTGTTCAACAAGCTACCGTAATGATCGGAGCTGGTCTTACTTATAAGTTTGATCAATCAGATGGAACTAATGGTAATCACCCTTTAAGATTTTCAAGCGACAGTGGAAACTCAACACCTTACACTACTGGTGTAACTACATCTGGTGTGCCTGGTAATGCAGGAGCTTACACACAAATAGAAGTTGCAGCAGGTGCACCTTCAACTTTATATTATTATTGCACTAATCACTCTGGTATGGGTGGTGAAGCTAACACTGATGGTTGGGGCCGTTCTTATTTTGGACAAGCTGATTGGGGTGATACAAATATAATTACTCAAGGTTGGGGACGTAACAGTTGGGGTTATCAATCATGGGGCGATACACCTATTCTTACACTTACAGGTCTTACAGCTACAACTTCTCTTGGAGTTCCAAACGAATTAATAGAAATAAAACCTGGTTGGGGTACACTTAATTGGGGTGAAAACGGTTGGGGATCTGTTGAAAGTGCAGTTGAAAATTTAGTTGGTTTAAGTGCAACAGCAACTCTTGGAACAGTTATTGCTAAAGACGTAGTTGGATTAACAGGTTTATCTGCTACATCTACATTAAATTCTTTATCAGCTGTTAAATCAGATCTTACATTTACGCTTACAGGATTAGGTTTAATATCCTCACATGGATTATTAACAGAAGACGATCATTCAGTAGGTTTATCAGGGCAATCTGCTACAACCGCATTAGGAACTATTTCTACTGCAGGAGTTACATTAGTAGATCCATCAGGATTGTCGGCTACATCAAGTGTAGGATCATTTAGTTTTACATCTGATCCAACTATAAGTGTATCAGGTCAATCTGCTACCACAGGTATAGGATCTTTGGCTCCAGCAGATATTATGGGACTAACAGGTCAAAGCAGTACCTCTGCTTTAGGCTCAGTTACTCAAAGCATAATTTCTGGTGCAAGTTTAGATGGTCTTGGTGTAACAGCCACAACCACATTAAATGATGATAAACTAATATTAAAATATTATGGTAAATTAACACCTAAAACTAGCACAGGATATACTAGGAAAACTCCTAAAACTTCTGGCGGATATACAACTAAAACAGCATAATTTATGTTTGACTTAAAACTAAATAAACAATATAAACTAACAAACTAGGAGAATTTTAACAATGGCATCGACATATACACCTCTTGGCGTAGAATTAATGGCAACTGGCGAAAATGCTGGTACATGGGGAACAAAGACCAATACAAACTTACAAATATTTGAACAGATATCTGGTGGATTTAAAGTTCAAACTTTAAATGCTGGGGGAGCTGGAGCTAATACTACAGCTTTAGATGTTACAGATGGAGGAACTGGTGCAACTCTTGCAACAAGAGTAATTATTTTAGGAGCAGAATCTCCTGAAACTATATCAGGAAATAAAATTGTAACGCTTCCTAATGATGTAGAAAATTTTTATTTTATTAAAAACAGCACAAGTGGTTCTTATACAGTACAACTTAAAACAGCCACTGGTTCAGGAAATACTGTTACTTGGGCAACAGGTGATAAAGGTTGGAAAATTATTTATGCAGATGGAGCAGCTAGTAATCCTAATGTAGCAGAAGTTGTAGCAGGTGGATTACCAGGTGGATCAGATACAGAAGTTCAATTTAATAATTCAGGAGCATTTGGTGGAGATTCAAACTTTATTTGGAATTCATCAACAGGTTTAAACATAGGTTCTCAGAAAGAATTAAGACTTCAGGATACTACTGGAGGAGAATACATAGGTATGAAAGCATCGGGTACGACTACGGATTATACTATTACGTGGCCGGCAGCCGTAGCAGGAGGAAATGGCTACGTCTTAAAATCAACAACAGGTGGAGTTTTATCTTGGGAAGAATTAGAAGCAGGTGGAACATCTTGGCAAGCTGTAAAAGTAACAGGAGATTCTCCTGTAACAGGTGCAGCGGGAGCTGGATATTTTATGAATACTACTTCTGGAGCCATAACTTTGACTCTACCAGCGTCACCAACTATAGGAGATGAAATTTCGTTTATAGATTACGCAGGAACTTTCGATACCAATAATTTAACCGTTGCAAGAAATGGTAAAAATATTAATGGAACAGCAGCAGATTTAACTGTTGCAACAGAAAGAGCTGCTAATACTTTAGTCTTTACGGATAACACTCAAGGTTGGTTACTGAAGAGTAATTAATAGGAGTTGGAGTGTCAACTTATAGAGAAATTGTAGGAAAGAAAATTAAAAAAGTATCATCGGATCCGACAACGGGTGCTGATGGACAAATGTGGTATAATTCTACTACAGGAAGTCTTAGAGGATTATCAATTTTAGAAGCATGGGCAAGTGCTTCACCTTTACTTACAGCTAGATATGGTAACGCAGGATCTGGAACACAAACCGCTGGATTATCCACAGGTGGAAATGTTGGACCTAGTGATACTCGTACTACAGCTGTTGAAGAATACAATGGGTCTGGGTTTTCAACAGGTGGGGCTTTGCCTACAGCAACTAGATCTGGAGGGGCAGCAGGAACTCAAACAGCAACAATTTTTGCTGGTGGTTATGATACTGCAGACACAGCTGAATCATATACATATAATGGAACTGCATGGACAGGGACACCGGCATTAAATACAGCAAGAAGAAGTTTAGATCAAAATGCGGCTGGAACTTCAACAGCTGCAATAATTTCTGGTGGTTATCAGAACCCAGGTGTAATGAATTTATCAGAAGAATGGAATGGATCTGCTTGGGCAGAAGGAAATAATTTAAATACTGCAAGAGCTAATTTTGCTGCAGGAGGAATACAAACAGCCGCTTTTATAGCTGGAGGAGGAGCACCCTCTGCATCAAATGCAACAGAATTATATGATGGTACAAGTTGGACTGCTTCAGGAAATTTAAATACAGCAAGAGCAAGTTTAAGTGGAGGAGGATCACAAACTGCAGGAATAGTTTTTGGTGGTGCTGGACCAAACGCACAAACAGAAAAATTTAATGGAACTTCTTGGACAGAAACTGGAGATATGACAACAGCAAGATATGGTGGAGCACCTGCTAATCAACCCGGAGCACAATCTTCAACATTTTGTGCTGGAGGGTACACAGGAACTGCAGTTATTGGAACAACAGAAGAATGGAATATTTCAACAAATCTTATTACAGGTGCAGCATGGGCTAATGGTGGAAGTATGAGCACCGCTCGAGGAAATATGGCTACAGGTGGAACTCAAACAGAAACATTTGCTGCAGGTGGTGGAGCACCTGCAGGTACAAATAATACAGAAGAATACAATGGTTCTAGTTGGGGTTCTGGTGGTAATTTAAATACAACACGATCTTATTTAGCTGGATGTGGAACAGTGCCTGCAGGTTTAGCTTTTGGAGGATTTGCGCCTCCTGCTCCCCATGTACAAGGGGCAACAGAAGAATACAATGGAAGTGCTTGGACATCATCACCAAATAGTTTGGGAACCGCTCGATATGCTTTACAAGGAGCAGGAACACAAACCGCAGGTTTAGCTTTTGGAGGTACACCCCCTGCTCTTACTGCAACTGAAAAATATAATGGAACTAGTTGGACAGCAGCTAATCCTATGGGAACAGCTAGACGTTATTTTGCAGGTTTTGGAATACAAACAGCAGCGATTGCTGCAGCTGGTGGACCACCTGCTATTGCTACTGTTGAATCATATAACGGAACTAATTGGACTGCGGTTAATTCTATGAACACAGCACAAGTGTCATTAGCTGGATGTGGAACAACTACTGCAGGTCTTGTTTTTGGTGGGTCTCCTGCATCAACTAATACAGAAAATTGGGATGGAACATCTTGGTCAACTAAACCTTCTCTGGCAACAGGAAGATATCATTTAGGAGGGTCAGGAACCAGCACAGCAGGATTAGGATTTGGGGGAAGAAACCCTTCCTTTACTGGTGCTACAGAGGAATTTACTGGAGAAACAATAGCGGGTAATGTAAAAACATTTAGTACGAGTTAATTATGAGCACATATAGAGAAATACACGGTAAAGCAATTAAGTCATTATCAACTGATCCAAGCGACGCTAATGTTGCAGGACAAGTTTGGTACAATACAGATAGTAACACTTTTAAAAGTGTTTTAAAAGTAGAGGCATGGGTAAGTAGTGCACCTTTACTACAAGATTATCGTCAAGGCGGTTATGCCGGAGACACACAATCATCATATATGATATTTGGTGGTTATCCAATACCAACTAATAACAATAAAACTTTTGAATATAATGGTTCAGGATGGGCCGCAGGTGGAAATTTAGGAACTGGAAAATATTTAAACGGTGGTGCTGGAACACAAACTGCTGGTTTAGATTATGGAGGTTATAACGGATCAGCTCCCATAACTATTCCAGGTGGAAACGTAACACAAGAATATAACGGAACTGCTTGGTCAGACGCGTCAGCGACTATGGGAACAGCTAGATACAATTGTCTAGGATCAGGAACACAAACTGCAGCATTATCAGCAGCTGGTATCAGTTCTCCACCAGCCAACGCTCCTTCAGCAAATAATAATTTTAGTGAAGAATATAATGGTAGTTCATGGAGTGAGGGTAATAATTTAAATACACCTAGAAATGTTTCTGGATCTCAAAGTGGAACACAAACAGCAGCGATTATGTTTGGAGGTTTTGCATATCCAAGTAGTTTTAAGTCAGATGTTGAAAATTATGATGGAACTTCTTGGACATCTGGAACTTCTTTACCAGCGGGTCGTGTTAGAGCAGGTACATCTGGAACACAAACAGACGCATTAGTTTATGGAGGATCCTTACCTAGTGTAACAGATACATGTTTATCTTGGGATGGAACTACTTTTAGTTCAGTTCCTTCATTAGCAACAGCTAGACAAGGTGGTGGTAATTCTCAAAATGCTCCTAGCACAGGAGCAGTATTAGCAGGAGGATCTCCTTCTCCTAAAACAATGACAGAAGAATTTAATTCATCAACAAACGTAATTACTGCTGGAGCATGGTCTAGTGGTGGAAATTTACCTCAAGATTCTAGAGGTGGTGGATCTGCTGGAACACAAAATGCTGGATGGTATGTAGGTGGTTTACAATATCCATCAGATACAAAAAATAGAACAGACGAGTATGATGGTGCTTCGTGGACCAACGTAAATAATTTACCTACTAATACTTTTATGAGTGGAGCATGCGGAACTTTAACCGCAGGATTAATTTGGGGTAGTAACCAAGGTTATGGAGCAGAAGAACAAACATATGAATATGACGGAACTAATTGGACTGCAGGAGGATCTTTACCAGATATAGGACCAGCTTATGGATCTGCTGGTGGAGGCGGAACTCAAACAGCTGCGGTCGCGTGTGGGGGATATGGTGACCCACCTCCAGGAGTCTCGCAAGTAATGGAATACAATGGTTCATCATGGACAGCTAACCCTAACAGTTTACCAACAGGAAATTATAATCAAGCAGGAGATGGAACATCAACAGCTTTATGGCTTGCAGGAGGATATTTATCAACTACAGCAACTCTTCATTTTGATGGTACAAGTTTTTCAACTAGTGGTTCTTTAACTACTGCTAGACCTTCTGGAAATGCGGCGGGATATGGAATACAAACAAGTGCAATAGTTTCAGGAGGAGATGCTAGTGGTGGTTTAGTATCTGAACAGTATAATGGAACATCTTGGGTAACCGCTCCACAAATGTCTCAAGGTAGAAAATATGGAAATGGTGCATCTAGATCAGCCGGATCTCTAACAGGATGGCAGGCTGGAGGAGCAACACCACCAAATCCTAATACTAATAAAACAGAAGAATTTACGCCTGAAACAACGGCAGTCAACGTTAAAACACTTACGCAAAGTTAAAAATTATGATATACAAATTTAAAAAGGAGGACTAAACTATGGCACACTTTATATATGGAGTAGCTGAAAACACGGGCAAAGGATTTTTTACTGCAGAAGACAGAAGAAAATTCTTCCTTAGAGGTTATCCTGCAGACGTCTGGATGGTTGGCAACAACGTCGATGGCGCTATGTGGTTAGCTGAAAAAGGCGCTCGTGAAAAGACAAAAGCAGAAGCACAAGCTTTGATTGACGCTGAAGTACAAGCACATCAAGCTACGTGGGATGCAATGTCTGACGAGGAAAAAGCTGCACCAGGAAATATGGGCAGACCGACAGATGTAATATTGCCATAAGGAATTTTTAAATGGCAACATACGACGAAATATACGGAAAACGAGTTGAGGTATTTGACTCTGACCCTACGCTGTCTCCAGCGTATGAGGGACAGGTTTGGTATAACTCGACTTCAGGCACATTAAAATCTGTTGTAAATTTTGCAGCTTGGTCAAGTCAAACATCTTTAGGAACTAATAAATATGGTTCTGGTTTTGGACAAACAGTTGATGCATCAGGTATAGCAGGAATTCAATTACCTCCTGGAGGAACCACTACAGCAACAGAAGAATTTAATGGTATAGGTTGGACTACTGGTGGTAGTTTTAGTAATGCAGCTTATCGAAGAGCTGCTGCAGGAACACAAACATCTGCTTTTTTAGCTGGTGGATATGCAGCACCTACTATTAGAACTTATACTGAAAATTATGACGGTACCACTTGGACAGGTGGAGGAACAATTCCACAACCATCTCAATTTGGTTCTGCACAAGGACCACAAACAGCAGGATTTTATGGTGGAGCTGGACCTGATGCTGCTGAATGGTATGACTATGATGGTTCTAGTTATTCTAGTGCCGGAAACCAAAGTGCCCCAACCAGTAGAAATCAAAGAGCACTTGTTGGAAACGCAGCTGCACAAACAGCGGCCGTTGCATCCGGTGGATATGATCCTAGCCCTCCATATGGATCTACCGATAGTGAAGAATGGAATGGAACTGCTTTTTCTACTACATCATCAACAAACATTGGAAACTGGGCTAGAGGAACAGGCGGCACGTCAACTAATGCTGTAGTGTTTGGTTCAGCACCCAATAATCCAACACCTAACTCTTCTCAAACAGCAACAGAAACATGGGATGGTACATCTTACACTACAAGTCCAGCAACCATTGGAACTGGAAGAACAGCTATTCAAGGAGGAGCTGGAATAGGAACTAACGCACTTTTTATGGGAGGTTCTACAGGACCAGCATATGATGCTTTAACTAATGCAGTAGAAGAATATAATTTATCAATTAATACAGTTACCGCTGCAGCATGGGCTAGTGGAGGAACTTTAAATACTGCTAGATACTATGGTGGTTCAGCAGGAACTCAAACAGCAAACGCTTATTTTGGTGGTGAAGCAGGACCTGGTCTAACAGGAGCAACTGAACTTTATAATGGAAGCACTTGGACAACAAGTCCGGCAACAATACCATCAGGTAAAAATTATGGTGCAGCAGGTGGCACACAAACAGCAGCTTATTATGCAGGGGGAACTCCTACTACAAACGCTTCATACAATTTTAATGGTTCTGCGTGGACAACTAGTCCAGGAACTTTAAACACTAGCAGATTTTTTGCTGCAGTAAATATGGGAACACAAACAGCTGGAGTGGCAATTTCTGGTTATGGAACTCCTAGTAAATCAACAGCTTATGAAACATATAATGGATCAACATGGACTACTTCCCCTTATTCAGTTTCATCAGGAAGACAACAGT